TTGAACCTCCACTGTTCTGGTTCTAAGCCAGACGCCTCCTGCCGTTGGGCTACAAGCGCATATGTTGGTCGCTACGGATGGAGTCAAACCATCATGGTACGCCTTATGAAAGCGTCCAGGCAATCGTACCCCGTAGCGTCATGGTAGCGGCCCACTGGAGTTGCACCAGGAACACTAGGTTATGAGCCTAATCGGGTCACTGTCCCCTGCCAACCGCTATAATTCTACTTATGGTGCCTCTGACAGGACTCGAACCTGTACTGAGTAGGCTCTCGACCTACCGACTCTGCCAATTGGTCTACAGAGGCGCATGGTGCTCCCTGAGAGTTTCGATCTCTCTTTCCTTGCTTGAAAGGCAAGTGAACTAGCCAGTATTCGAAGGGAGCATTATGGTCAGGGTGATAGGAGTCGCACCTACTTGATCTCGGCCCCAAACCGAGCGCCTGACTGTTAGGCTACACCCTGTTATTTTCTACAAACTTCTCAATAAACGGATCGACAATATACTTAAATTTCGAATGACAATATCTATGGTGCGTCGGGCACATCGGGCACAAATTCCCTGGAGCATGGTCATCATGATTTCCATTGATATGATGAACCTCAACCACATTTATTTCCCCACACACAACACATCTCTTTTCGTGTGTCTGAAAACATATCAATGTATATGTCTCACCTGTCCAATTTCCATTATTCTCTCCTGAACGAAACTTTTTATTTGAACACGACCTCGAACAGGTGTCTGTGTTCTTCCAATAAGTCTTACGACAAATTGAACAAATCTTTCTCAGTCTCTCCTCGACAACAGGATTTCCTATACAATTTCTCTCGTGTATTGATCTTCCACCACTCGAAAACCTTTTCTGACAGTATTGGCAAGGAACCTTTTCTTGCGCCTTCAATCTACATTTTTTGCTAAACATAGTAGTGATTCTCCTTCACTACTATTTAGTATTCGAGAAAAGTCTCGAATCAAGATACCTAGTGGTGGACCTTCCGAGCTTCGCTCTCGGCTTTCGACATTGCGAATGTCGTGTTCTCCTGAATGAACTAAAGGCCCGTATTATTTCTACCCGTTTTTTAATCGCCACCGATGTGCAGCGAACCATGTTTCAGGCAAACGGACATTTGGTGGACCTTGCGAGTTCTGCCCTCGCTGCCTCCGCATTGCAAGTGCGGCGCTCTCCTAATTGAGCTAAAGGCCCGTATCATGGGGTGATCGAAGGGACTTGCACCCTCTTAACTGGTGCCACAGACCAGCGCATTACTGCTTATGCTACGATCACACTTGGAGCCCCCGACCGGAATTGCGCCGGTGAATGCTGCTTACAAGGCAGCCAGTTTGCTAACTAACTTACAGGGGCAAACTCTTACGTCAACTCTACATTCCAGTAAAGGTACGAATGCCAGTTTTCTGGAGTCGTGCGTAACCCAACGGTCACGGTGACGACCTGAGCCCAGATGGGCTGCTTAGGCTTTCTCAACAGCTTCATACCTGCTTGCTGAGGCGTGCGTCCTTCCTTGTGTGAGTTACACTCCACACAAGCCGTCGCAATGTTCTCCCATGACTTCTTTCCACCTTGGCTCACAGGAACCACGTGGTCAAACGTCAACTCGGTGCTGTCGAACTTCTCCCCGCAATACTGACACTTCCAGCCATCGCGGGTGAAAATGTTCAAGCGAGTAAACTTCACGGGTACCTTGCGCTTGAGCTTCACGGGCATCAACATACGGAGTACCGAAGGTATCTTCATGGTGAACGAGATACTATGAATCTCTTCCTCGTGTTCCTCAAGGACTTCAACCTTACCCTGCCAGAGTAACGTCACGGCTCGCTGCCATCCGACAACCTGGATAGGTTCGTAAATGTTATTGAGTAGTAACGTAAACGCTGACATCATATCCTTTCAAATGGCATGGGGTGCAGGAATCGAACCCGCTCCTGGAGTTTTGGAGACTCTAATGCGACCATTAACACTTACCCCATATAAAACTTTTGGTACACCCTCTCAGAGTTGCACTGAGATCAACCGCTAATCGGGCGGCCACACTGCTGTTGTGCTAAGGGTGCGTTTTTCTTTTCTTTCCAATACTTCTTTGTGGCATCACTCAATTTTTGCCTATGCTCTAAAGTCTTAGGAATTCCTCTCATCCTGAGACTAATCTTGATACTAATATTCTTCTTATTCTCTTCTGATAGTGGTATTCCTAACTTTCTACCAGCTTTAGCGGCTGCAACATGCTCTAGAGACAACTTCACACCTGTCTTGGCTTTACTAATCTTCATTCGCGTTTCTAGCGAGGGAGAACATCCGTGAGCACCCTCTCCACCATACGTTTTATTATACTCAGGTCCCAACCAAGCAATATACATAGACTCGGCTATATTACGACCATATTCCTCATTCTCGCCCATCTCTCGAATCAAAAAAGAAAAATTACCAATTCCTTCTTTCCTAATAGCATTATAAAGATGCCCCGGCGCTCCACTATTCGCTAAATTTCTATGCCTAACAAATCTTCGTTCAGGTGGATTCTCTGTGGTGAATCCAACATATGATTTTCCATTCACTTTATTCGTTATTTGATATATTGTATACATAATTATTGGTGGAGCCTACGGGTACCGCCCCCGTCTTTCCTACATGCCATGCAGGGGTAATCCTAATATACTAAGGCCCCGATAACGGCTGGCATGATGCTTGTACATCTGAGATAGTCAGTCTCAGAGCCGTTGACTAGACGGACACCTACCAGCACTGCTCGAAAATCTTTTTGTACCCCTAAAACAAAAAAGCCAGGGAAAATTTTCCCCGGCTTCTCGAAATCCCCTGTCAGCGACCCGGGGTGGTCTGTGACAGGACGGTTACATAATGCTACCGTTCACCGCAAAATGTATGGGGGCTGGCCATGAGGACCGGGTCCCTTGACATTCGATGGTATTCAGTTTTGTATCGCGTTGATAAGATAACATGTCGTTTCCCAATTGTCTCTATATTCTAGCACAGTTTTTGAAGCTTGTCGAGCACTATTTATATGCTTTTGTTTTTCTCTCTAAACCGTTGATAACTCTGACTCAGGAACCGCTTCGAATGCCGGCAATCCACCCAAGAAATATTCCGATATGGAGTGCAGCAAACAATAAGTCCAGATCCCTTTCAAGGCATCCCAGGAAAAACTCTCGACGATATAAAGCTCACCCTGATACTTCACCAGGCCCCCAGGGGCATAGATCGCGTCGGGGGTGGTAATAATGTCTGTCTGGGTTGCGTAGTTCTTCATGGTCCTCATCCTATCATACTTTGGGGTCATCTGTCAAGCCTTATTTTTGGGTTCTGGAAAGTATTTTTCATAGGTCACCGGGCAATCCAGGTCCCCGGTAGCCGGGTACAGGAGGTTCAGTCGCTCACAGAGCATACACACCCCCTCTGTGATATCACCGAACTTGTTACACCACTGGTGATGCTTGTTCATACATCATCCCTCACCCACTCTGCGAGAGCCTCTTTACCCCGGCGCGACACGTTCCACTCGGTTCCAAAGGCTCGATGAAATTCCTCAATCGTTGGACCTTTTTGATCAGGCAAGACAGGAAACGCGTCACCATCTGAAAACCGATTACCAGAGGGTAAACATATAAGCATACACTCGTGCTTTCTGGTCCGAACAATGATCGCAGCGGTGTCCTGATAATGATGAGGCTTTCCTGCCCGCACAAACACGGTGCCAATCGGGTAGCGAGCTTCGACAATACCCCCCAGGGGGCCCCCGGCTGTATTGGTGTAGGGTGGCGCATTAGGATCGGGAACTTTCTTGGGTTGTGACGCTTCAAAAATCGCAATCAACCGATCAGTGAGTTCACTCACAGTTTCTTACTCCAACCCAGGCGTTCCAGGTCGAGGTCCCCAATCACTTGGTTCGCCGCTTCGTCACCATACTCATGAGCAATCGCGCCCAACGCAATATTGATAATGTTGTGTGAGTAGGGCTTGATATTGACGAACATCACTTCGTCCTCGATACACTTCACCCACTCAGTCAAGGTTTTCGTTTTCGGTGTCATCGATCACAACCCCCTTTGTGTTCGATACGACTTGGCGGCCGCTTTCAACGCTTTCAACTTGCTGACGCGTTTCCTTACTGGAATACCTTTGAGCCTTCCTTGTATCTCGATCATGCTATAGGCGTCAAGCTTCGTCACGTCATTTTCCAGTTGCAAAACCTGATATTCAAGGGTACGATTCAACTCATGCGCCTTCGTCATTTCCACAATTAGTTTCTCGCGGGCCTGTCGCATGGTCTCGATCACTATATCCTGCCCATCAGAATAAACCCTGAGCTTGTCAACGGTCTCTTGCAGCCTAGTGACTTCTTCATGTCGAACCCATCCAAACATCTCAATACCCCCCAACAAATTTCGCAATTTGATACACCAACGCCACACACCCGGCATATACAAAGACTACCGCGAACCACACAGGAATGGGCACGTAACCCATTCCCCACACGAACAACATGAACAACATCAGTTCAGCAACTCAAATAAAATCTCATTTTTGTTTTCCCATCGCATAATCTAGGAACACAATCGTCAGTAGCGCGCCGATCACTAACACAATAATATCAAACATAGTTATACCCCCATCACTTTCCGACACACAGGTCCGATACCAAATTCTCTCGACACTTCATCGGTCAATTGCTTGCGACAATGCCCACACTGACCAATCTCTTTCCCAAATCGCTTGAGGGCACCCAACGTATCCTTTGCGATCTCAGTAAAAATTCTGTGGCGTTCAGCTTTGTCACGAATCGACATCTTGTTATCACCACTTACTTGGCTCAAGAAATGATACCCGGCCCACTTGCCCTGCTTGGGTGCGCGAACTTGATAGAACCTGAGCACCCCATCCACAGGATCATTCACCGCATAATATCCCTGATCAACCTTGTCTGCTGGAAGGGTGGGAGCTTTCGGCGTAGGCGTATAGGGAATCCAAGGCAAGGACACTAGATACTGAATCACGGAAGTCATCGCCCGCTTGTCCCAATTCGGGCTAAGCAATGTATAGAAATCAAACAGATTTGCGGGCAGTTGCTTGCGAGACATGAGCATTGTGAAATACTCAACTTGCTTGACTGAGGGCGCATCAGCCGGCGAGGGTGGCGGACCCAGGTAAAGACCTCTTTCCAACCGAACTTGCGGTAGGGCTGGCGCAAACACGACGGGTTGAGGAACTTTGGGGGCGTTCGCGGCTTGAATCTCTCTGAGGTGTCTTTCGAGGACTTCGGCTAACATTGGGTTTCTTTCCTATTCATGATATAATTCTATCATGGCAGGGGGTGGTAGTCAAGAAGAACCAACATTAAAAACATGACAATTTTTGACACAGGTGTTCAAAAATGAACAATCATGGGGTTGGACAGACATGCGCCATGATTTCGTGGACGGCGCTACCCTCCGGCACGGGCGTAAAGGGCTCTAGAGCAATCAACGAAGGGGCCTCCACATAGAGGGATTGTCCAGTCGCCATGCGCCCTGAGAATGTCGCGTAGGCGGTGATGCGCCTACGGTCACCGGGGCAGTCGAATTCTAACTGTATCTTGGTGGATAGGGAGCCGCTATAGGCGGGAGTGTTGTAATCCATCAGAATCCAGACCGAGGTGCCCTGAATGGTATGGTAGTCGGCATAGAGCCTGGGGTTACCCGAAGCTTGTGCGTGAACCTCGGTCCACTCAGCGAGAGACTGGGTAGCAATTCCCAGTACCAACAGCAACGTAAGGAATACTGTGGTCATACACCTCCGGTTAAAAATTCACTCCAAACATCAAAGCATATAAATAGATTTATGTATATCGTTTACTTGAAAATAAACACCGTCACTCAGAAATCCTACGTGGGGATCACCATTGAATCTCTTAAAAGACGTTGGGACAAACACATCGCCGACGCTCGCCGAGGTTCACCAACCCACCTCCACCGAAGTATTAGAAAACACGGACCTGAGGTATGGGAAACAAAAATTCTCAAGCAAGGTGACGATCATGAATGGGGTCTCAAAGTAGAGGAACCATACTATATCGCTCTGTATGCCACACATAATCCTAAGTGGGGATATAACATGACTCTTGGTGGTGATGCAACCCACGGACACCATCACACCCCAGAGCATTGTCTGCGACAATCTGTACGCCAAAGGGGCGTCAAAAGTTATACCCGCACACCAGAGCAAAAGAAAGCTCACTCAGAATTTATGAAGGGCAACAAATACGCCTTAGGCATCAAACATACCCAAGAACAGAAAGATGCAAATAGCACCCGCCAACTTGGCACCAAACGACCCTTCAAACCCCGGCCAGCACAAGTAGGTAAAATTCGGGGACCCTATATCAAAAAGAAAATCCAACCATAACACTCCACAAATCAATGCCTGTGGTGCTTCGTGGGGAGCCCGCTGACGGGTTCCTCCAAAGGTCCAGGCTCAGCGAGTAGTGCTTGTCTGTAATCATCGCCCGCGTGTCGAGTTCAAACGAACTAGAGAGAGTCCGTAGAGGTGTCTCAATAAACGCATAGGGGCGCTCAAGGTCCACATACAACCCCGTTGGACAGGTGGTCCAGATACTTGCGGAGAGAATGAATGGCAGGAAGCAATCCATGCGAACAACAATCCTTTACTGACCCTCCAGGGTACTCAGCACCAGTGCGGAGACTCCGTAGGACGCCCAGACAATCGACCAGCCATAGTGTCCCTGGTAGATCGAATACACTGCGGCACAGAGGTACAGAGACCCCGTGGCCACCACAAAATAATTCATGGTTTCTCACGCGCCAGCGCAACCGCATAGGCCTCTTCAATGGCCGCGGCGACGTCGGTGCGGCCGTCGTCATCGACCTCAAAAATTGTCTTGGGCTTGAACCGATCACCGTGTGCGAGCACCTGAACGACCCATCCGTCCTTCCCAATCTCAAGCTTGAGCCAGGCAGTCTGTGGTGGATCATTCCTCCAGCGGTACAGGCAATCCGTGATAGTCATTTCAATCTACCCTTCACGATCTCGATAATCTCGGCGTTCTCTCTGAACAACGCTGCGGCCGCGTTGCCGTTACGCACATTCTCTGGGTCATTGGCAATCTGGACTAACAGGCCCTGAGAGGCAATCAATCGCTCCAGGAGCACAAGGACGCCCGCGGTCGCTTGCTTGGAGGTCAGTGGGTGCTTCATCACATCCTCACTTCACCATCAGTGCCCGGTAGGGGGGCTGAACGCTGGCGCGGGGCGCCTTGTGGCACAGTCTTTTCCATCACCGAGTTCCGTAACTTGACCATGCTCTCCGTGATACACTGAATGTCGTGGCACTGAGCGGTTGCCTGGTCAAAAATATTTGCGAAGCGAACCCAGGACTCTTTGCTCATCGGAGGCAATCCTTGATTCGCCAGCGCGAGGTCGAGACCCAGGACCATTCCAACAACGAGCGCCTGGCGCTCTAGATCAGTGACCGGCTCAGTAGGTTGTACCTCGGTACTGTGTGCCCCTGTCACCAGGAGCATACAGGACAACACCGTGAGCGCCACAAATTGTTTCAGCATGATTCGTGGTCCTCAACTCTAGTGAATGTTGTTTTCAATTCGTGACGGTCCCAATACGCGTGTGGGACCCTGCGAGAATTGGTCAACACATCTTTGACAGAATATCCCTCAATCAACATGGAATACTTGACCGTGCGGACCACTTCATAGGTTTTGAGTGTCTTTTTCATGACCCAGGCTCCATGTCCTTCTGTCTCTCTGACACCCGCACCTTCATCTGCAACGCACCGATATAGGTTTTCTGGGCACGAATCAGGGTTTCCTGTCGGTCCAGAATACTGAGCAAGTGTTGGATCGCTTCATTCGAGGGTAACATCTATTTATCCTATTCGTGACAGAACGGTGATTCTTCGCAGCACACCCGAGGCGACCAGACACCTGATGTCGTGCTGAAGTTGTCGTCTGGCCTTCTGTTGCGCTTTGAGGTACTGGATAGGTGACCGGAGAAAATCTGCGGTGCTCATCGTGTCCTCTTGGGCGTCAGGGCGGCAAGCTGCTTCGCCTTGGCGATCCACATCCGTTCAGCCGCACAGACATTGCCATTTGTATGATGACTCCATGATAGTCGCGCATCCCCTCGTAGGCAGTAAATACACCATAACCCTGCCGCCTCCGCCCACACCGCCTGCCGTGCCGTGGCGAGTTGCTGCCGCTCCGCCGCCAATTCGTGCTCCAGGGCCGTTTGATCTCGGTCTCTCAGAGCCAACTGTTGCGCGTCATGGCGCCACCTGGCACATTCGTCGGACAGGGCTTCATACTCTTCCCACAGCACATAGGGATACTCTTTGCCCTCATTGAGACCCGTGTTCGGACCCATACCCATAAACGCGGTCCCGTTCATCAGCGGAAGATACCGTACCGGAGTGTTCATCGTGTTCCCCACTTCAGGTTGGACCAACAGTTCACGATCTCGTCCAGGCGGTCCGTGCCAATCTGGCAGGCCACCTCGACGACAAACATGACTGAGACTATGGCGGCCGCTGTCAGAATAATTGACAGGCCCCACACAAAAATTTTCAGTTCCCAGCCCATTGGGTCCGCTGGCTTCCCACCGTTAATACTCATCGATCTCCTCGTTCTCTGGACCCAGTGATTCCACGTCCACAGTAAACTCATACTTCTCCCAGTCGGACAACTCGTGGCTCTCTGCAATGATCGCGGCATCAGCGGGGGTCTGGGCGTTCACGACGAGGCTGTAGGTAATGGTTTTTGAAACTTGATATTGGGTCATCGGTCCTCCAGAAATGTGACGGTGAAATCGGGATCGTTGGTGGGATGCACCCAGCGACACGCGGTGCCGTTGAGTGAGCGAATCAGCATCGTGGTAGGTCTCGGACTCAA